GTCGTGCAGCATGGGCGGCGGTGGGGGCGGCATCATCTGACCCGTCATTGGGTCAATCTGCGGCTGCATTGGGGGCGCGTCAGGATCGGGGTAGCTAACAATAATCTTGACCTCGGCCTGCTCCTGCATCAGTATTTGCAGGGTCTGGTCATCCAGGCCGCTGAAGTCGGTTATCTCAACTTTCTCGGACTCCTCCCACCAGAATTTTGCCACTCCGCACTTGCGCACCAGGCTATCTTTGAAGATAGCGTAGGTTGTCATAAACCCGTTGTTGTCATTGTTAAATATGAAGTTGCCATAGTCGGTGGCTTGCTTGGCGTACTCAACATCTGCCGGTGTCTCGGGGACGTACTCAACGGTGTTCTCGCTACTGAAAAACACCCGCATCAGGCTAGGCATCATGGCGCTGACGGTGTCGCGCACTTCCATCGCTACTACCTGGGAGCGCCCATCTTCCTCGTTCCCAAACGGGTCACCTCGGTAGTAGGCCGTCCCCATCGCCCGAATGGGCGAGATGTCGGAGTCGATATAACTGACGGCGTCGGTCAGGTCTTGCCCGATGATCGCCTCCAGTTCAGTGTCATCCATCTGCTTCTGGGCTGCCACGTCGGTGGTCACTGGCATATCGTTCATGTTCATTTTGATTTGTTCCTTGCAGATATTGCTTTGGCCTTGGCTCGTGCATCAACCTTGCTTGACGCGCCCCAGGCTTTCAAACTCAGCAGCAAGCGCGTTGGCTCACCGTCTTTCATCTCAGCACCTGGCATATTGCCCATTCTCGCAAGGAATGACGCCCTGCGCGGGTTGTCGCCAGACTTTACCGGCGCTTTCAGATTCATGCCCTCGGCTTTGGCGCTGGCGCGTCCCTTGGCATTTAACCCGCCGCTGGGACTCTTTCCCTCTTTACGTTGCCACGCTGCTGTCTTCATTTGATGCCCCAAAAATACAAGTCTCTTGGAGACTGATTTTCGCTAAATTCATACCGTGAAAACCTTTTCACCAACAAACCAAAGTGTCCTGCCTCCAGGTTCATGTAGTAGTCATTGGTGAAAGGCGCATCAGCCGGTGACGTTCTTGTTGTCCCATGTTCCTGCCTGCCCGTGGTCGCGCAGGAAAATACAACCAAACCACCGGCCTCAACCAAGTCGATCATCTTTGAGAATGTTTTGCGCCAGTGCCGGTCATGCTCAAAGCACTCGCACGATATGGCCACATCAAAATATCCATCAGCATATGGCAACTCATGCCCTGCACAGACAATGTCAACGCCTTTTCCCTCGCCTAAGTCGCAACCCACATACTCGTCAGGGTTTACAAAGAAATCGCGCACAGTGCCGTTGATGTTCAATGAGCCAACTTCCAAAACCCGCCCACCAACAAAAAACTCAGGGAATTTGGCCTTCACGCTGCTGATGAAGTTGATCTGAGACTGGTGACTCACTTGAACCACTCCTCTGCATAGTGTGGCCTGTTCTTTAATAGCCACGGTATAGCCGCCTTGGTCAGTGCCTCACCGTTCAATCCAATAGTCTGGCTGCCAATGTGATGCACATATGACGTACTCACATAATGATTAAAGCCTGCAGCACGCAAGTCTTTGCAGTGGACATCATCCGAGTACCAGTTCAATGGTGGGAACTTGAAACAATCCCAGGCGTCGCGGCCAATCCATCCAAATATGGGACTGACCACCTCCATCCTCATAATGGATTGCTCATAGGGGTACTTGAAATAGTGCAGCTTCTCGTCAAACGGGTTGCTGCGAATGTTCTGCCCTGGCCGCGCAGCATCGCACCGCGCCGATACCCAACCCACTGGCTCACCAGTGTCAGCTTTTAACTGGCTGACATCCTCCAACAAATCCTTGTAGCTGGTGGGCGTCAGCACAATATCGTCATTGGCGCAGATCACAGAGTCAAAACCATCAGCAAAGGCGCGGTCCATTACATGGTTGTAATCTTCGCCAAAATTGTGCGCTGCACCAAATATTTTGAGGTCAGTTTCAAAGCCGCCAATCACTGACTCTGGACCGCGCAAGTAGACAGGAACTTCTGGACAGTACTCAGCAATGCTTGCAAGCATCACCCGTAGACCTTTGCCATGCACTGTCGAGATGCAGATCGGTGAGATCATTTCTTCTTAACTGGCTTGGCCGTCTTAGCCGCCTTGCGGAAATCGGCTGCGCTAGGCGCTGCCTTGCTTCCGACCTTGTTCATCTTCTCACCGGAGCCAGCCGCGATACGTTTCTGCTTGGCGTTGATGTTTGCATAAAGTCCAGGTTTCATTCCTCTTCCCCTTCTAGTTCCGTGTCCACATACTCTTCATCTTCTCCACTGCCGTCGTTCGGGCCTCCCGTAACCCACGCATCGCACGTTCGACTAGCTGCGCACTTGAAGTCAAAAATCTCGCAATAGCCGAGGTCAGCGAGGCGTATAGTTCCCCAAGGGTCTGCTTCATTTCCAATTCCTTTCGCAATACATTGCTTAATTGAGTCCTGCACATTAAACGCTGCGCAGTTAGCGCATAGGCTCTTCTTTGAATCTTCGATGCTCACGTCCCAGGTGTCGGCCTTGTTACGCCAAAAAGCCTCGTTTGGCAGCTTCGGATTCTCAGGGCCGTAGGCTGCGGTGGTGATCGCCTTCGCCCGATTCTTCAGATTCAGCACAACATCCTGGGTAGGCATAGGACACTTTTCGACCTCCTTCTCGGATGTCATCATCTGGTCCATCGCCGCCTGGTACTTGGCCGGTACGTCGCGTGTAGCCATTACATCCCCCTCTTGGCTTTGTTGGTTGCTGTGCGCTCACCGCGCATTGGCAGCTTGGCCTCGGACAGTGCAATGGCAATTGCCTGCTTGGGATTCTTCACGACGCGCTTGGTCATGCCCGAGTGCAGCTTGCCAGACTTGTACTCGCCCATCACCTTTGCAATCTTACTCGCAGCCTTGTCCATCTTCATAGATTACCCCTTTGGTTGGATGCGTAATTATGCTACTCGCGCAAGGTTACGGCGCAGCGGCTTGCTCCAGGACACCTTTGCACCGCCAAATGCACCTATCACCGCGTCTGAGGCAAATGTTAGGCAGAACGCATCAGCGCGGTCAGGACTCGGGAAACCGCGCTTCCTGATCTCATCCTTGCCCTCGATCTGAATCTTGCCACTGGATGTAAACGAATAACGCACGATGGCCAACTCTGACACTAAAGCCTCATCCTTGGGCATCTTGCAGTCCCGACCCTCCAACCAGGCTTTGGCCTTGTGCCACAACTCAGCCTTCAGATTCCTGTAGGTCGCGCCCATCGCAGGACTCTCGGACACGTTGATTCCGCGACAAGGCAGATTCAGTTCCCGCAGCCGGTCAACTACGCCGGCGCCCAGGCCGATGCTGTCCACCAGAATTTCCATTGGCCTTTCGCTTGGTGGCAGAGCCTCGTACTCGGACACCACCGCACCGGTCAGTTGCATCAGGTCCAGGTTCTTCCAGGTCTTGATTGGCTCGGTCACCGCGTTCCCCTTGCGCTTGCAGAGTGCCGACCTATCCGACCCAAACCTGGCAACGTCTAAACCCCAGACCATTGGCGCTGACTGGCTAGGCTCAACGTCTCTCTGCTGCGCCATCTCTAGCAACTCCATTGGAATGACAGTATCGTCATCTGACCTGGGGAACTCGCCCAATACGCGAATCCGGTAGGCGTTTGACTCCTCGCCGTAACGTGCCGCCATCTCCCCTAGGTACGCTTCGGAAACTCGGGGCGAGTCGGCGCACGACACCTTCATGGTGATCCAATCATCCTTGAGGCGGTTGTGGGTGTCGAAAAAGAAACCCGTGGAGCGCACCGGATTGCCCAGCAGCAGCGTCACCGCCTTGTGACCCGACATTGAACCGGCAGCGGCCTCGAACACCGCCTCTGGGATACCTGATGCCTCATCTGCCACCAGCATGACGTTGTCGCTGTGAACCCCTTGCAGCGCTTCGGGTTGCTCTGCGCGGCTTGTCCTGGCCGAAATGAACGCCTCGTTGGGCGCTTCCTTGACCTCGACCCTGTCCTGCTTAACGTCCAACTGGTCGGCCAGCATAGGCGGTAGCTGCTTAACCCACCGCTTCAGTTCCGCGAACAGGGCATCGTAAAGCTGGCTGCTGGTGGGTGCTGTAACCACAATCTTTACAGGGAAGCGCAGGAACAGATACCAGAGCATTGCCCAGGCGCTGGCCGTACTCTTACCCACGCCGTGGCCCGATCTCACGCTAATGCGTCGGTTTCCCTTGGCAATGTGATTCAGAAACTCCACTTGCCAATCATCAGGCTCGGTGTTCAGCACCTCCCTGACAAACAGTACAGGGTCGTTGCGGTAGCGCAAAGCGAACTCGATAAACGGGTTATCGGAAACTTCCAAATTTTTTTTTGTAGCCATAGTGCGTTGTCAGGTAGGGGGGTAGGGGGTCAGGGGATTAGGACATTCGGTAGGTGAGAATCGCTCATTCGGTAGGTGTTTAGGTACTGCCACAACCGCCCCGCCGCCAGCGCCGCCCGGGTGGGGTCGGGCGCCGGTCGGCCAGACCGTGGCCACCTGGCGACGCGCGGCCACCTGGGGTCGGGCCGCAGCCTGTGGATAACTCAGCACGCTGCGCGTTCCCTCTGACGCTGCGCTATGGTGCGCGTAAGCCTATGATTCCATTGAGTATTTCGCTGCGCGTCTGCACTTAATGCAACAGAACTACTTAATACAGTGTCCAATATGTGAAGCAAAACAGGGTAGTTATGCCTGTTTCCGCTTAATATTTGAGCAAATGCACTCATTCTGTGGATAACTTTGGCATCTGGTCTGTGGATAACTGCTCAACTACCTCGACGTGGCGCAGCGCCTCCATGCGTAAACCTTGGATGCTGATGTTGACCTGGCTGGCTTTCTCAGTGCCGTAGGTCTTGCGATCCCACCTCTCGGCCAGCCATTGGCGCGTCCGGATGCGCTGCACGTCGCGCTGGCCGTTGTCCACGTCCATGCTGTCCGCGATGGTGAGTGTCTCGCAGGCTAAATGCGAGGCAGCTTCCACCCGCGCGCGCGTTATTTTAGCTTCATAGTCGTTATCTTCGATCCAAGTGTCGAGCGCACGCCGTCCGATGCCTAGGCCACGGCATATGTCTGCCTTGCTGCGCCCTTCCTCAAACATTGACAGGATTAACTCATCGTCGATGTCCTCCAACAGCGCAATATCGGCTCTCACTTTCGGATTCCCAGGCATTAGATGACCCTCCAAGCGTTTTTCGTTACCGAAAGCACCCTGCATACCACCTCATCCCACAAATCACGTCCTGCGCTCATCTCTTGCCCTTTCTGCTGCCTTTGTGTCAAACAACTTGCCGCCCTTGAATGGTTTGCTGATGTCGATGTCGTTCTCCATCTCCTCAAACCCGCTGGAACCTTGCGGCGTCACGGGAACCATTGTCGTACCTGGCAGTGCTGCTTTGATCTCGCGTACCTGTTTCAATGTCGGACCCGTCATCACTAACTCAATCTCCGCGAGTGTCCAGATCGACCTCGCGCCTGGCTCCTTGCGGAATTGCTCGTACCAGGTCGCTGTTCTCTTATCCCTGACGATCACCATCAGGCTCCCGTCACTCATTCGGTGTTCCATGCAGTCGATTTTAGGCATCTGCTCAATGCCTGCCTCAGTCGCCCACCTGGTGAGCGCCTTATATGCAGCAATCATTCCCCTGATGGCCTTCTCTAACCGTTCCTCGTCCCTCGCCTGACTCGCCTCCCACATCCGTTCACGCTGTGCGTTGACTTTTCTTCGGAACTCGGCATCCACCAGGTCAATCACTCGGTCAATGCCCCAGGTCTTCTCATGCTCCATCTTTGCGATCTCCATCTCAACCATGAGCGAATGCTCAAAGACTTTGAAACGGTCGCTCGGATACACGTCAGTCTCCAATAATTTCTTCGTTGCCATCTCCAACCCTTTACCTAGTCAACTTCACCATCACCAATTCCGAGGTAGTCAACCTAGTTAACTTACTTCTTGCATTAAGCAAGAAGTTGTAAGTTGACTAGGTTTTTACCTATTCCTGTGCAACTTGCAGCATAGGCAACTGCCTATATTTCACTGAGTTGCCTATATATTCCAAACATAAGTACATAGGCAGCTGCCTATATTTCCATAGTCAACTTCGCAAGTTGCCTATCAATCTGATGCCACAAACGGCTCATCTTTGTCACTATCGCGGTAGATTACCCAGCAGTAATTCGCTACATCCGTCTCGTGATACCCGACCAGCTTCTTGGCAAACATCGCCTTCTTTCCACGGTAAAAGTCGCTGTCGATGGACTTGCTGTCACCCTTTAGCTTGGCGAATGCCTCTTTCCACTCAGCTACCGTCACCGTCTTGTGGCGCTCCTCACCCACATTTGTCATATGCCCATTCTTCTTTATGGCATCGTGGATGGAGTCCAGCGCCGCTTGCTGGTTCTCCTGTAGCTTGCGTGGCTTGGATTGGCGCTCTACTGCTTGCTGCTGCATCTCCTGCTTCAGCGCCTCGTCACTGGCCCTGACCGCCAGGCTGATCTGGGCGTCGCTGATGCCCAATGCGCTGCCCTTAATCTCCACCTTCACCATCTCAAAGCCTATCTTTAGCCCGTCCTGGCCATCCTTCTGCTTGCTGATCGTGAGGATTCCACTGCCAGCTATCGGGCTGGATGGGTTAGGCGTAGCGTCAATCTTCATCAATTCAAGCTGGGTGTCCACGGCTCCCAGCAGGCTGCTGTGTCCCCGTAATCCCTTAGTGGCATCCTTACCCGAGTGATGCAAAACCATCATGGCGCATCCCAGCATCCGCTGAATGCGTCCCGCGTTGTGGATAAATGCTCCCATGTCCTCTGAGTTGTTCTCGTTGCCACCGCCAAACGCCCTAGCTAACGTGTCAATCTGCACCAGTTCGAACTGGACGCCTGTCTTCTCCATAAGGTCTTTGATCGAGGCCACCAGCAGATCAAAGTCCTCCGCGCTCGATCTCATGTTGATTGCCGCCCTGATGACGTAGATTTCTGCGCCGGCCTGAGTGCGGTTGTGCAGCTTGCAGGCTTTGATCCTGGCGCCGATGCCGCCAAATCCCTCCCCGCAGATGTACAGCACTGCCCCTGCAGCTTGCACCTCCCGCCCCATCCACGGCCTGCCTGTTGCCACCGCCTCGGCAATGTCCAGCGCGACAAAGGACTTGTAGCTGCCTGGCGGCCCATACAAAGCGCAAAACGCCTTCTTCGGCAGCACGTTGTCTATCAGCCACTCCACCGGCTCGTCCTCAATGTCATCCCAGGCCTCGATGTTGAGCAATTGCCGTGGTACTAGGATGGGCGGCTCAGTTCTATCTAAGTTATCGGGTTCTAGCGTAACTTCGATAGTTTCCCGCGGAACAATCCACTCTGGCGTCTGTACCTGGTC